TCCTAGAAGCTTATACCTATAGTATAACTCCTATAGTACATATATAGGTACTGTTTTGGGTTTTGTCAAGGGGTAAGTGAAAATAAATATTGTTATACCCCTTTTGGGGCTTATAAGCTTTTTGGAGGGAATAGGCTCCCTATGGGGCTTCCCTGCCTAAGTCCTTGTTATTACTTCATTATACTGCTCAGTTCTTCCAAATGGTGAATTTCTGCTAATAAACTCCGAGGTCAAGTTCTCAACGACCAAAGGAACCCAAACCCCCTTGCACGGGGTCAAAGCTTGAGTTTCCCTATTAGGAGGGCCTATTACTCCGTGTACTGACTATCAGTGTACTGACGGTTATTCATCAGTGTACTGACTATCAGTGTACTGATTAAGTCTCAGCAATCGGGCTATCCATCCGTATACAGACTATCAGTGTACTGATGATAATCGTTTCGGATGCGTAATGACTCTAAGGTATTACCATTGGCGTGTGTGCCATCTATCTAACTATCTGTAACTACTACAGTTACGGTTAGATCAAGCCGCCTAGCACAATCCCTAACTCTTGTCAACTTCTTTAGTGTTTGAGCCATGCTTCTATAGCATACCTGTTATGCGTTATTATGTGTTTACATCCTATTCAATCCTGCTATTCTCAGGTTATCGGAAACGCCTAAGCAGAATAGCTTCATAAGCAGGCCAAATTCCGAACATAGGCAAGCCGCGTGTATCAAAGCGCGACCATTGGTTAGACAATGAACTAACTCACATGTGTGAGGCCTATGGCATAGTTATGAGATGAATTGGCAACTTGTCTTATAAACAGCAGTCGGCGCGAAACGTGGTTAAAGCAGTAATGATGCAATATGCACTTCATTATCTTAACCTAACAGTAACCGCTTACATAAATTGATTGCATTGTGCAAAGCCTAGCAGGATAGAGGTGCGAACCCTCTTAGACTTGCGACAAGGCGGACAAAATCTAGCAGACTTGCTAGCGCGTGAGACTATAGCGAAACGGTCTTAAATCAGATAACCCCGCATGCAAGTTTTATATTCTCTTACAGTTTAGTAAGTATAGGTTAGCCAAATCATTCGCTGATATTGCAGCAAGATAAGGTTACATAGGAAAGCAGAATTGATAGAGCGAAACGACCATGCGGATTAACAGACTAACTAAGCCTAGGGAATATCAAAAACCTAGGCTTTATTAGATTGTTTAACAAAGAAAGGAAGCTAAGGCTATGAGCAAAGCACAAAACACATGGACAAGGGCACAACTTGGATGGGATAGTCCAATCTCAAATCCATACTATACAAAGCCAAATGCACCAGATAGGGCTGAATTAAAGCACAAACTCTTTATTGAGATGCAAAGGATTCGTTATGACATTAACCAAGTAAACAAGCGGTTAAGTAATGGGTTCAGGATTTTACCAACTCTGTAATGTTTACAGCTAAGCCCACAACTGGAAACTGTGGGCTTTACTGTTAGCATAAGCTAGCAACAACGGCCAATTAGGGCCAACCTTAAAAGGAAACTAAATCATGTTTGATATTCAAATCTATCCAACGATTAAAGGCAAAATTGAGATTACAAAGGCAATTAAATCAGTAATCGCAAGTATTACAAAAACTCAGCCTAAGCTGCACCAAGCTCTATTCTCAGCGGTAATTCACGCCGTTGAGACTAATGATACAACGGGCGTTTCAATGCTGTGGAACGGTGTGGGCAACTCTGTTAACAAGAAAAACGGCATTGCAATCTGGTTAAAAGCCTATACGAATTTATCTCTGCGGACTGCAAAAGACGGGGAAATTCAATGGCTTAAGCCTGTAAAGGATAAAGCTGTATCGTTTAAAGTTGAAGGCATCGACATGCCATTTTATGATATGCCAGAAGTTGACAAGGCCAATAAGCCTTTTGACTTGTTTACCGCTTTCCGTGCCCTTGTATCCAAGGCTGAAAAGAAGGCCGAAGGTGAAGAAGCTCTCCCAGAAGCTCAACTTGCTTTTTTGAAGCAACTTGAAGCACTTATCCCTGCACTTCCACAAGTAGAGGTTGCAGCATAACTACGTAGTAACGGATTAGTAGGCCGCGACTATAGGCTGAAAAACAGAGGTTTTTGGTGACTGTAATGGTTGGAACCATACTCTTTTCATTCTGTAACATTGGAGATTACACATGACTAATTGGCGTAAAATGATAGGTCTTACAGATAGTGACAAGCCAAGTGCTATCATCGCAGTTCTGCTTATGTGTTTCATTGTTATTGGCTCAATAGTGAGCCTTGGCTTTATTACTACACTTATTCTAATCAGATTAATCGACTATTTTGGAGTTTAACTATTATGGATCATATTGCAAAAGCAGGCGAAGATATTGGCTTGAAATATATTGACTACCTCTATTTCATGCGTGAAATGGACTTAGTATGCGGGTTCTTTGCTACGATTATGATAGTAACAGTAGCGTTAGCTTGCGTGTGGGCTATTTATGCTTGTTGCAAAGAGGATTAACGCCATGAAAAACGTTGAAATAGTAACACTTTCCGCCGCTGCGTTCCACCTTCGTAAATTAGGTAAGGGAACTAGACGCGGATTTGTTCAATTCACAGATTTGCAGGAACTGCTTCACGCTAACCAGAAACTTAGGAGACACTAACAATTATGACAACGACTAATAAAAAATACATCGCTGTACATGATGGAACATCTTGTTCTTCTGCTTGTTCTACAATAGAGGCTGCTGTAGAAGAGCTGCAAAACTTTGTTGGCTTTGAAGATGAAGAACTGAATGAAGTTCAGATATTTGAAGTCTGTGGTGTAGCTACCGTGGAGACTGTCAAGAAATTCAAATTTAGCAGAGTTGAGCCGTTATGACACAACAAGGTAACAAGATGCTACTATCGGATTTTACACCTGATAACACCAGCCTTAATCCGTTCAAGCGTGGGCAGATATCTTTGCATTTACTTAAGGTGAAGAACTTGTCCGATCAAGCGGAGTTCTCAGTTAAATCCGGTTATCTCCGTGAAGCTGTGTTCTGCTATGATCACATGGTGAAAGAACTACAAGGATTAGCCAACGAATTTGGCTATGAACTTAAACCTAAGGGAGTTTAACATTATGAAAAAGTACATTCTAGCTTTATGTCTACTACTCTCAGTCTCACCAGCTTATTCAGCGTGTTCGCTGCATAACGATACAAAGGCACAAATTTTAGAACGATATAAAGCTTATTATCCTGACGTAACTCCACGGGAGCTGACCAAGGAACAGGCTGCTAAGCTATCGGACATGGTTACAGAATACGCAGGATACCCGAAGCCTGATTGGTTTCTAGAGCGTTTTGATGGTCTACTGTTCGATACAGGTAAAGAAGATGCTCAAATCGAGTTCTCTGTGTACGACCGTAGCGGAAACCTGTGTGGTGACGCTAAACTAACTCCAGAGGAATGGAGACTAATCTTCAAATCCGCCGCTGACAATAGCATGTAGTTACCGTCATGCAAACACCAACTGATGAAGACGAATACGCTAGGCTCTATGTTCAGCAAATTCTTTTGGGCGCAGTAAAGGAGAAAAATAGATGAATAAATCATTAAGAGAAATCCTATCCGATGTCTCCATTAACCTGCACGAGAAGCTGCGTCTACTAGAACTAAAGCTTCCAAACGCTGATAAAGACAAACTATATCAGATGGCTATTAGTAGTTATCTTCGCGTGTGGCAAAGTATGTAATAGGATGATGATACCATGGAATACTACAAACTACACAAAATCACGAGCTTTCAAAGGCGTGGCAATGCACTCCAAGCTAGGCGTGATGCTAAGGATAAAACAGTTAGATATGAAATCTCACCTAGGAAAGACGGCTGGTGGCTGCTAACGGAATATAAACCAGTTAACTTGCTCGAAGCCATGACTATGCTAGTGGCTGGACGTGAGAAAATCTACGGCAGTGAAATTAAAAATTTAGATTGGTATTAAATTATGACAGAAAGAAAAAGCATACACTCATTTAGAGAAATCCCAGCAGATGCTTGGGGGTTTGAACCACCTGATATGGAAGTAGCAGACCGAGTATTAGCTATGTTCTGCAAAGAAGATCAAGAGCAGTTTACAGGTGGTGGATACAAAGACGGTCGATGCTGGTACACGACGAATTACCATTTTGATAGGCACTTTCAAGGCTGCCACAGCCAATTAGGCTACGATCAAAAGAATAATCCGTTCTTATTCAACGCAGTCCTTCGCATACCTTTTAACAGTCGAGTCCGAGTACCATTGAACATCTACGCTGAATGGATGACCTCAGAGAATAATCCTGCGTGGCGAGAGTCTCTGGATACTGCCTACGTCTGCAGAAATCCTAAGAACGAAGAGATAATTGGCTGGATATGGCCTAATATGAAGATAGTTCCTGCGTTGCAGACAACTCATTTCTGTATCTCTACTAGGGATTTAACAGAGCACAGCTTCATTTTAAACCGTTTTATGACTTACCTTGAAGGAGACGACCTTGCAGAGGGTGATCCTAGGCTTGCGTGGATGTTAGCGCAGTACTTTCAAGGTGAGACAAACGAACTTAGCCCTAATCCTAACACTCACTCGGCGTTTGAGCCAAATCTCGATGGTAAAATCCCAAAGAGTTACATAACCGGCCCTGCGAAGGAGACTGAAGACCCAACTAAGAATTGGACGTTAAGAGTTAACCGTTTCTATCAAGTTTGGGATACGAAGAAGAATGATACTGTCTCAGAGTTTATCTCACGGTATAAACAACTCGTAGCTAACGCTGAGAAGAAACAACTGAAATTAGAAGCACAGATAGGAGATGAAGAGTAATATGAAAATTATCCAAATCGGACAAGACGGTGGTATACAGAAGTGGCTTGAGAACCTCGGCCATGATGTTAAAATTGTAGACGGGCTTGGTGCTGACTTAGAGAAAGTTTATACACCAGACCTCGTGGTATTTACTGGTGGAAGTGACGTTTCACCATTCTTATACAACCAGACCAATACTCACAGTCATTCTGACGCAAGGCGTGATCTGACTGAAATCGCTTGGTATCATAAATTCTACTCTGTTCCTAAGCTCGGTATCTGCCGTGGTGGACAGTTTCTACACGTTATGAACGGTGGGGAGATGGTGCAGGATATCTCTCGTCACGCTATCTCCGGTGAGCACGACTGCAAGTTCTGGAACAGAGATGCGCCTTACCAAGTAACGAGCACTCACCACCAGATGATGAAGATGAGGCCTGATACTCCTGCTATAGCCTATGCTAATCTAAATGGTAATAAAGAGCGTGAAGCTGAGTGCCAGTACTACGGTCAGAGTAAATCAATGTGCTTCCAGCCTCATCCAGAGTACGAAAAGGTTAATCCGGCGACAGGGTTATACCCCGCTCGCGGTACAAACGCACTACTTCGTGTCTGTTACGGTGATATCGGTGTAGCTTCGGTTTACGGAAAGAACTATAAATTTGATGAGCCTGTACAACCTAAACCAGCAGCTAAACTGCAACCAGTCAACATGGAATGGAGAGATATCGCCTTTCAACAGCCTGGATTCCTACAACAAGCTCGTGCGGCTCTTAACAATGGTGGCGAACCCGGAGTGATCGTCGTAGACGAAGCTCATAACATTGAGCCAAAGGATATTGAAGACGAAGAGCCATTTATAGAAGAACATAATGAAGAAGAAGTTGATGAAGAAGGAGACGTTGCATAATGTGTGGACTTGTAGGATGTGTAGGAGAGTTAACTGATGCTGACATCGTAGCGTTCTCCTACCTTGGTAGCCTAGCTTCTCTTCGTGGTGTAGATAGTACTGGTTTTATGGACTGGCGAGATAAGGGTAAGAACCGAGAACAGCCGGGATGGACTTATGGTAAATCACTCGAAGACGCTCACTCTGTCTTCGCTACGAATGGTAAGTTCTACTTCGATTTTGTTTGGAAGAGCTACGTTAAACATAACCCAACGGTCCTTGCAGCTCACGCTAGGGCTGCCACTATAGGAAAGATTACAGTGCAAAATGCTCATCCATTTAGAATTGAGCACGTCCTTGGGATGCATAATGGGACTATCCGCTTCGGACTAGACAACGCTGATAAATTCGAGACTGACTCACAAGCTCTCTTCGATAACCTCGTCCGAGAGGGTGACGTAGCAATTCAGAAACTTGTAGACAACTCTAATGCTGCTTATGCTTTAGTTTGGATTGACAGTCGGGATAAAACTCTTAACCTGATGCGTAACGCAGAGCGTCCTTTGTACCTTCTTAAGAGCTATAGTACTCAGATTTGCTTCTGGGCAAGTGATAAATCGTGGCTGGAAGCTGTCCTTCCTTACTTCAAATATCCGTGTGCACAAATCGTTCCTGCTTCAGTTAATATGAAGTATTCTTTCAACCTTAAGAACCCAAAGAAAGCTGTCTCAGAAGTAAAGGAGACACTTTATACAAAGACGTTTCACTTTCGCGGGTACTCGACGTCGGAGAGGGATTGGGTACGTGACTCAAAAGAATGGACAGAAGCAAACTGGATTAACCAGCCAGACGCTAAAGAGACTAACAGCGTGGCTGAGAAGTCCAATAACGTAGTAAGACTGCCTCTTAACCACGGGGGTCAGGTCTCTGGTGCAGATGGTGTTCAAAGGTATTGGTATGAGAAGTACAAAATGTATTTAACATACGAAGAGTTTCAAGAGAAAGAGAAGAAGAACGCTTCTGCGATAATCCCGTTCCAAGAAGATGGCACTTCGGCTTTACGTAAGACTTTTGGTGAACTCTATGTAACCAATGAAGTCTATGATAAAATTCTTCATAATGGTTGCTGCGGTTGTCCAAAGATCGCCGAGAAGTACGAACTAATAGAGTTCATAGACCGAGACGCTTATCTCTGTCCAACGTGTAAAGAAGACGAACATTGGCGTAGTGTCGTTATAAAAGATTACATCGACGCTAAACTAATTGGTGAGAATATTGGTAAAACTGAAGGAGACGAAGTAACATGCCACTGAAACCGGGTAATAACGGTAAGCCTGCTTTAGCTTACATTCTGCGACGCAGGAAGCTAGGACGAACTAGTGTTGTAGAAATACGAAAGGCTAGCCAGCACATTGGTAAACGTATTATAGGCAAGCGCATCGAAGACGATGCAGTTACTTGTATCCGATGGGGGTTTACCGAACAGGTTCCTCAGAAGAAGGTATTTAACACCGCAGAAGCTATCCACGAAGTTAACGATAAGAAAGCGTTTCGATTAAAGACTGCTGCTGCGGGGCTAGCCCCTATAAGCTGGGGTACTTGCAAAGAATATATGAGTCACCTTCAACCAGACCAGAATATGCCGTGTCCAGTTATTGTTCGACCAGCGCAACACGCACAGGGCAGGCATGTGTACCTTTGCCCTAATCACGATACGTTAAAACATGCTTGCGGACTGTTTAAAGACTATTATATCAGTCAGTACATCAACAAGACCGCTGAATACCGTGTATTCGTTGCTCAGGGTCGTGCGGTGTGGGTAGCTAAGAAAACTCCGGGTAATCCGAAGGATATCGCTTGGAATGTAGCTAAAGGCGGTCGGTTTGATAACGTATCATTCTCAGAGTGGCCGCTGAAGATCGTTAAAACGGCTATTGAAGCGTTTAACTTAAGCAGTCTTGACTTCGGTGGTGTAGACGTTATGGAAGACGAAAAGGGTAATGCGTACGTCTTAGAGATTAACTCTGCACCATCGCAGACTAGTCCGTATCGTCAGAGCTGTTGTGCTAAGGCATTTGACTATATGCTAGAATATGGTAAAGAGCGTATTCCACTAGTTAAAGAAAAGGGTGGGTATTTGAAGTTTATCCATCCGAGTATAGACGAGAAAGCTAAAATCGGAGTAAAAGAATGACTAAAACTAAAATCTTAATCGGTTGTGATCCTGAACTATTCGTTGTAGATAAGGACAAATTCCCGGTATCGGCACACGATCTTATCGCTGGTGATAAACTCAATCCTTCACCTGTTCCAAATGGTGCAATCCAAAAGGACGGTGTAGCTGCTGAGTTCAACATCCTTCCTGCTGACTCCGAGAATGACTTTGTTCTTAAAATTAGTTGCGTTCGTCAGCATCTTCTAGATGCTGTTCAAAAGAAGAACAAAGATTATATCTTAGTAGCTAAGCCAACGATGAAGTTCACACGTCGTCAGTGGGCTGATATCCCTTGGGATGCTAAGCAACTTGGGTGTGAGCCTGATTACTCGGCTTATTCTCCTAATATTCCTAATACTCCGCCTCAGACAACGAAGTTCATGCGTACCGGTTCAGGCCATGTACACGTCTCGTGGGGTCGTGAGAATATTGACTATAGGGATGACACACGATATCGTGAGAATATCTCTACACTTATCTGGCACTTCGATAAGCATCTATACCCTAACAGCTTGATTTGGGATAAAGATAAAGAGCGTCAGGAATTGTACGGTAAGCAAGGGGCGTTTCGTCCTAAACCATATGGTGTAGAGTACCGCACTTTGAGTAACGCTTGGTTAAACGACGAGAAGACTATGCGGTTTGTCTATCGGACTACAGTACAGTGCACTAGGAACTGGCTGGACGGGGCTAATCCTAATGACTACGCTATGCCTAGGTTTGAAGGTTAAGGAGAAAGTATTATCATGGCCATCCATGAACTAGACTATATCGACAACCGTGATTTACAGCGAAACTTTCATTGTGTCCTAGTAGAATACAAATCCAAACACTACTATATTCTTAACAAGAATGGCAGTTTTGTAGAAGCAATACCATTGCAAGACGACGGTATGTACTCCGATGAGCGTATTCAAATTAATATGAACGAAAGGCCGGAATTTAAAATTCCGAAACTAGGGTATTTTCTTAACCCAAAAGACGGGTATAGTCTGGTGATAATTAACCGGTCTGTCCGCAGACAATGGATGTTTGGTGTTTGCCCTAGTAACGTAGTCTCATATCAAGTAGGTTTTGACAAGAAAGGTGCGCTCAGTCTGACCTATAGACAAGGTATTAGTGCGTATTTATTTGAGACCAGTGTTGGATGTCAGATGTCCACTCGGAATAAAACTCTTGATGATTGGGATGGACGGATGGCTTTTGTCCTTCGCCCAGACTTCGCAGTGTATAATGGAAAACTTCTACATACAGACGGAGTAATCGGAGAATTAGATATTCAGAATAAAAGGGTAGTCATTCAAGACCCGGAGCTAGATGACAGTCTTATGCGCGATCAAATTCAAATGAAATTAGGATGGAGAGTAACGAGTGTTAAATAAATCAGACTTCCCTAAAGACCAAGGATATCTATCCAGTCTTTTAGAGGATAAAATCTCAGTGTTTTCAGAGGCTCCTTGTAAGAAAGGTCTTCTCTTCGGCGTAGAAATTGAAAACGAAGCTTTTGGTCTAGACGAACCTAGGTTGCCTGCTCAGATTAGAGCTATGTTTGCTAACGGTAACTGGAAAATCATTACCGATAACAGCCTTCGTGGTAATGGATATGAATTTGTATCCCCTCCTAAGAAGAAGAAGGATATTACTGACTTTCTACAAGAAGGCTACGAAACTACAAAGCTTGTTAAGTGGTCAAATAGTCGTCGGACTAGTGTGCATATCCATACTAACGTAGCTGATCTTACCGTAGAACAGCTACTTATTTTCTTATCTGTTTATTGGATTTTTGAGCCTCTCTTATTTTTGACTACCGATAAAGTCCGAAAGGATAACACATTCTGTGTCTCAGGTAGTGTGGAAAGCAGGAACATCCTTGAGCAGATGCTGGTAGAGCAAAACCTGCTTAATAACATGCCAGATGAAGAAGAGCAGAAATATGCTAGCTTGAACCTATACCCACTGCGTCGATTTGGCACAGTTGAATGCCGTATCTTTCATTCTACGTTTGATCCAAATGAGTTCAACTTCTGGCTAAGTCATTTAGAAGCTCTGTACAACTTCTCCCTTAAGAAACAAACACTTACGGATGTAAAGAAACTGTTTATGGACTTAACTCCACTGCAGTTTAGCAAGACTATTTTAGGTGAAGAATTGGTTAAGAAGTATCAATCTCTTTGTAAAAAAGACGACGTAGACCTTGACAACCTAGTCCGGGATGGTTATATGTTCTCTAGACCTATCCTTTCACTCGGCAGTGTGCTCAAGGACTTGCGTGCAGATTTTTTTACAATAAAAGAAGCCGGAAGAGTGAAAGCACAAGAAGCCCAAGAGTTCGCAAGAAAGCACGCAATTGACGATAATTGGCTTGACCAAGAGATTATTCAAGCAAGGAACGCTGAACTCATTCGACGGGAAATTCAAGCTGCTCAAATTATAGATGTGAGGCAACAATGAGATGCTACATTTGTGACTTTACAAATCAGAGTAACGTGAACGAGAACCACACAGGACTGTTTATTAAACACAGTGATGAGAACCGTGTAATAAAAGTTAAAAACCAGTATATCTGTACAGACTGCTACTCTGAGACAGGTAAAATCCTAGGAAAGAGTAAAGAAGAGATGATGTTTGACGATGGCGAATAAGCCGTGCCCTTGTGGCAAATCAAGTGATGGTTTTGAAGAATACCCCGACGGTGGTTATTGCTTTCCGTGCAGAAAGAAATTCTTCCTAGATAACAATGGAGACATGCAGAATTTGGACAACGCAAAACTTAGTAAACAGGTTATTCCTTACCGTGGGCATAGTATTCCTGCACTGGAGAAGTACGGGGTATACGCTTTAGTAAATGAAGAGGGGAGCATAGTTGAAAATGTCTACCCTTATCCTAAGCAAGAGAAGCACAGGGTGGTTAAGACTAAGCAGTTTTACTCAACTGGTGAAGACACAAAGGCTCCTGCACTATTCGGTATGGATAAATTCCAAGCTGGATCGGCCCCCGCTATTACTATAACCGAAGGTGAAGAAGATGCTCTATCGGTGTATGAAATCTTTGGATGTAAATACCCCGTTGTATCCGTCCGTAGTAGCACGTTTGCTGTCAAAGACTGTGCTGCAGAGTTCGAGAAGCTCAACGCTTATGATAAAATCTACTTATCCTTCGATATGGATGAAGCTGGACAACGAGCTGCTCAAGCTGTGGCAGTTCTATTTCCGTTTAATAAAGTACATCTAGTAAAACTAGACCGGTATAAAGACGCTAACGCTGCTCATCTAGCCGCTGGCGGGGCTGAAGAGTATAAAAAGGCGTGGTATAACGCTAAACGGTACATCCCTGAGAATATTATCTCATCGCAGAAGGATTTTGAGAATGTATTCAACGAGAAAGAGAAAGAAGCCCTCTGTACATATCCATTTGATGATATGCAACGGATGTTACTCGGTATCAGACCCGGTGAGACAGTACTCTTAAAAGCCCAAGAGGGTATTGGTAAAACCGAAGTCATGGGCGCTATTGAATACCACGTTTTAAAGAATACAGACCTTAACATAGGGATTATACATCTTGAAGAACCAGTACGACGCTCGTTACAACGCTTCGCCAACTATGAACTCGGAAGACCTGTACATCTTGACAGTACAACGCCTCGTGGAGAGATACTTGAAGCTGTATCCAGAGTTACCAAGAGGGACAGTCGGCTCCACTTCTACAAGAACTTTAATTCTGAAGACCTTAACGGAGTTCTTAACTCAATTAGATTCCTTGTCGCCTCGTGTGAGTGTAAAGTCGTCTTCCTCGATCACATCTCACGACTTGTATCTGGCACGATGGAACCGGATGAAAGAAAGGCACTTGACTTCATCTCTACGAAGCTTAGCCAACTTGCTGAAGAATTACAATTCGGACTTATAATGGTAACTCACGTCAACGATGATGGTAAGACTCGTGGCTCAAGGAACATATCCAAAGAAGCGTGGGCGGTTATCAACTTGGAAAGAGATATTATTAATGCTAACGAAGTAGTCCGTAATACTACAACGTTGACTATCGAGAAGAACCGGTTCGGCAGTCTGACAGGGCCTGCAGGACGGTTGTACTTCGATATTAATACGTTTACGTTATCAGAAGACGTACCTGAACTTATCTTACCATTGGAGAAACCATGACAAATAGTAAAAGTCCAGCATTTCCTATAGAAGAACTCTTCAAGGAATATGGAGAGTACGGGCTGACAAAAAGAGAGTATTTTGCAGCAAAAGCTTTAGCCGCTATTATCATCTCAGATGGTGCTCAGTACTCATTTGGGCATGAGAGTAACCACGCTAGAGCAGCCTACGCTCATGCTGACGCTATGATAGAACAAGGAGATAACCATGAATAAAAAACCTTCACAGACAGATATGGACTATTTCTATCACAAACTAATCCACGACACTGTTCTTCCGGTCTGGATGGAAGTAGCGTTTATGCACAGCTTCTGCTCACAACGAGCGTTGTACTTGTTTATACCTACTAATACGGTAAGGAGCAGACTGCAATGATTAGTGTTATCGCGTTAGTATTTTGGACTGGTGGGGTGTTTATAGCAGCATATGCTATTGGATATTCATACGGCTATGACAAAGGTTTTGATGTACACCTGAACGAATTTTACTTCAAAAGCCTATCACCAAAAGTGAAAAGCAAGCCGGAGGAAACCCCATGACCCAAACCCCCTTCCCAGCGCCAAACATTGATGCCGTGCGTGAGGCGTTAAAAGACGGACAGAATTTGGCGGAAAACTTTCTGGCCTATTTGGCTGGCGAACATGGACTGCATTTCAAGGATGTTGACGACCACAACGTTGAAAAGTTTCTTGCGTGGGCGCACGACGATGCCTCCGCCGCCCTCGCGCTGCTAGATGAAAAAGTTTCGGAGAAAGACAATGGCTGATGAACTTTCAAAAGCTCTTGACACATTGATGAAACGCCCAGTGGAACGCGTATTGGCTGCGCCATCACCCCTAGACGAGGCCCGCGCATTGATAGTGGAGGTAGAAGACTGGCTAGATATTTCGTTAAATATCCTACGCCATGATGGTGAATTTGAAGGGTATAATGAAATGAAAGAAACCCTCGCCAAAGTTCGAGCGTGGCTCGCGGCAAACCAATAGGAGGATGGTGACATGACTGAGAAAGTAGTCGGACTAGACGGTAAACCTGTTTCTAAACAGCATGGATACGCTACAATTATCTCTATGCTTGAAGAGGCTCTAGAGAGAGCAAAAGCTGGCGAACTAAGTGGAGCAGCTATGATCTTAGTAGGTATAGATGGTGGTGTTTTTACAAAGGCTGAGCACAACGGTACTAGACACGACCTAGTAGCGGGGACGGTGTACCTACAACATGATTTAAGCTGTAAGGAGTACGAATGAAACAGCCGTGGATTTGTGATACAGAGACTAACGCACTCCAGGATTACACGAAGTTTCATGTCTGCGTCTTCCGGAGTTTAGACGACAAAGAGGTTCATGTCTTTAGGCGGATAAACGAATATAAATACGAGAAGAACAGACTGCGACAATTTGTCGCTAATCACGTCTCAGGGCTTATCGGCCACAACTTCATAGGCTATGACATAGGTGTTCTACGCCACTTCGGGATAGTCGATATCGATCTATTTAATCCTGAGAATAAGGTAGAAATTACTGATACTTTAGTCCTTTCTAGAATGATGAATTATAAACGAGAACAAGGACATAGCTTAGAAAGCTATAGTAAAGACGTAGGGACTGACAAGGTACAGATTACTGATTTCTCTGAGTGGACACCAGAGCTAGAAGAACGTTGCGTGTCCGATACTAAAATCAACTTGGGAGTATATAACTTGTATAAGAAATACACAGAAGCAGCCCTCTGGAAGGAGCCAATTCGGTTAGAGCACTTGACAGCCGCCCTATGTAATACTATAGGATACAATGGTATATCCTTTAATACTCCTTTATGTTTATCCCTTATAAATACCTTAGATACTATAGTATCCTCCCTTAGAGAAGAATTTAACGTTGTGTTTCCTCCTCAATCAGTTTTGTTAAGGGAGATAACACCAAAGGTTACTAAGAAAGGAACTTTAAACTCTAAGGACTTTAGGTGGAAGGAAGATAACGATCTGACTATGTTTAGACCAGATCAACCTTTTTCTTTGTTTGAATATAAACCATTCAATCCCGACTCACCACTTCAACGTGTCCAGCGTCTGAACGCTGCCGGGTGGAAACCAACGGATAAAACAGACGGACATAAGGAAGCTATCCGAACAGACGACAAAGAGAAAATAGCTAAATTTAAGATAACCGGATGGAAAACTAACGAAGAGAACCTAGATACACTTCCTGATACGGCTCCAGAAGGCGCTAGGAAGCTCGTACAGTACCTTCTTCTATCCAGTAGGCTAGCAGACCTCCGCGAGTGGATTGCTCTTGTACGGTCTTCTAATGACGGTACAGACCGTATCTACGGGACTATCAACAGTATTGGCTCGTGGACAATGAGGTGTTCTCACCAAAATCCTAACCTAGCTAATATCCCAGCAACGTACAATCGTCAAGGGAAGCTAGCGCTGTACGGGAAGGAATGTCGTAGTCTCTTCGGAGTCCCTCCGGGGTATAAACAAGTTGGTGTAGACGCAGAGGGTATCCAGCTTCGGATATTCGCTAACTTGTGTGAGGATGAAAAATTGATTAAAGCTATCGAAAGTGGTGAGAAAGAAAAGAAAACTGACGTTCACCACTTGAATATGGGCATATTACTCCCCATATTAGTAACTCGTGAGGTCGCTAAAACTTATATCTACGCTCTGCTCCTCGGAGCTGGCTTTGCTAAACAAGCTAGTATCCTAAACTGCACTGTGAAACAAGCGATAGCTGCCTATCGTAGGATACTTGATTTCTACCCCGGTTGGGCTAAACTCCAGCAAGGTCGTCTAGCCAGAGAGTCGGAGAAAGGTTATATCGAAGCCTTAGATGGTAGGTATATACCATTAGCAGAGCCTCGGCTCGTTCTAACTGCTCATCTTCAATCAGGTGAGAAGATCATTATGGCGAAGGCTGCGGCGAACTGGATCAAGTCCTTAGAGTATTACAAACAGTACTATAAACTAATTAACTGGGTTCACGACGAATGGCAAACTGAGGTCTATAACGATGAAGAAGAGTTTCTTCCTTGGGTTGTAGGTCAAAGGCAAGTAGAAGGAATACGGCTAGCAGGCAGACAGTTGAATATGAATATCAAACTAGACGGTAAAGCAGTAATTGGGGAGAACTGGAGCATGACACACTGAAAATTTGCTCTGTATGTAAAGTCAATAAGGGTCTTTCGGAATTTTACAACTACAAGGCTAAGCCTGATGGAAAATCTTATCGTTGCAAGATTTGTGATGATAAAGCGCGTCGAGCTTATACAGTTAAGCATAGAGATAGTTTTCTAGCATCTTGCAGAAAGAAAAACCTAAAACACAAATATGGTATTTCGATTGAAGAGTATGAAAATCTACTAATTAGTCAAAACTTCGGTTGTGCAATTTGTGGCCTTAACCAAGAAGATAATAACTCTAATAAAGCTTTAAACGGCTCTAAAAGACTTTCTGTAGACCATTGTCACGAGACAAACAAAGTTAGAGGTCTTCTCTGTAACAACTGTAACAGAGGGTTAGGACTTCTAGGAGACAGTGAAGAAATAATAATAAAAACACTAGAATATATTAGGAGAGAGTACAATAGAAAACACGGAAGCAATGCCACAACAGCAACAAGATTTATTCAAGTTCTATTTAGTAAACTGGAGCTTTGATGAGCCAGTACACTTGACCGGTGTATCAATCGGTAAGAGCCCTGAGGAAGCGCAGAGTAAGATCGCAAGGTCATTTGACGGTGCTCCGAATTTGAAGTTCGACTCTACTGAGGAAGTTTCTAAAGAGAAGATCATTGAGATGGGTACGTCAGAAGAGAAACTCCAAGAGCTAATACTCGAAGCTCAAAACGAAAGGCTAAACTAGTGACAACTTCAGTTACAATAAACGCTCATGCAGGATGGGCAGTAGAGGTTACACCAATCTCAAAAGAAGGCAAAAAGGGTATAACTACGACTGTAGAGCCTATGACTAAAGAAGTCTTTTCTATTTGGGATGGTCGAGATTTACTTATTCACGAAGTTACTCAGACTGAACTAGCTCGTGATCTTTTAACTCGTGACGGTTATTAATGGATTTCTTTGGGTATAGCGAGTTTGCAGACCTACCACCGGGGTATTTCTACTCCGGTAGTACAGATTTAGACAATAACAATAGAAAGAAGAAGAGCATGTCAGAGACAAAATATATTTGGGTTGAAGGAATGGCTAAGTGGGCACGGTTGTATCCACACAATATGGATCAGAAATATGGTGATAAGTTCACGGTGTCTTTGTATCCAAACGAGAAGAGCAAGGCTATCCTAGCCGAGGTCGGCTATCGTGGGAAGGAACGTGAAGATGAAGATGGTAGTTTTATCAAACTTGCACGGGATAACGCCAAGCAGTTCTCAAATGGTATGCAAACTCTCGGCCCACCAGACGTTAAGACTGCTGATGGAAAACTCCCATTTACCGACACTATCGGTAACGGCAGTACACTTGCAATCCTACTGGAAATCTTTCCAAGTAAATATGGCATTGGTAGTCGGATTAAGGAAGTCCGTGTACTTAAACTGGTAGAATACATCGCACCTGCTACAGACCTTCCGGGTCTGCCTGTAGAATAACTTCTAACCTCAGTCGTGGAGAGGTTAAATCCCACGAGTAGCTATAGGCGTGACTGAATAGCGATCAGGAACGGCAGGATGCGGGGTAGCTGCCCTATCAAAGCCCGCACATTTTAGGAGAAGTACTATGGCCAAGCAATATGATATGGATGCGTTATCTATGTCTAAAAAGAAGAAACGAGCAGTTCCTAAACTCAGTCCAGTAGAAGAAGCTTTAGTCAATCTTCAGAAGGCTATTGAAGACTATAAAGATCGTATTCGAGAAGCTGCTTGGTCTGAAGGCTATGACTCATGTGAGTCAATGGTGCATGAAGGATATTTCAGTGAAAACTATTAAAACTCTAGTTGACGACATCTACTCGCTTTGGGACCCTAAGGTAGAAACGGTAATCCCACAGGAGCACCTAGATAACTTCACAAAGACAGTTTCTAATAAGCTCGTAGAGCGTCTAGGTGAAGACAAACAGAACAGATCGACTAGGATGAGTAACGTAGGTAATCCTTGTCACAGAGAGATGTGGTACTGGCATAATACACCTCACCTTGCTAGGAAGCAACATCCTAGTACGTTAATTAAATTCTTCTACGGTGACATTCTAGAAGCTCTTATGTTAATGTTAGCTAAAGTTGCTGGGCATGAAGTTACTGATGAGCAAACGAAGTTAGATTTTCAAGGAGTTCCGGGGAGTTGTGACGGAGTAATTGACGGGGTTCTAGTAGACGTTAAATCGGCATCACCTTTGAGTTTTAAGAAGTTTGAGAAGCATTTAGACAGACAGGATGATACATTCGGGTATCTAACACAGCTAGGGTTGTATAATCACGCTAAATTCAAGGGTGAGAACAAGCCCGCTGCATTCCTCGCTGTAGACAAGGTCCATGGTACGTTGAAACTCGATGTACACCATGACTTATCAGATGTTAACTATCTACGATTAGTTTCCGAACGTAAACAAGCTATTGAACTTCCTGAACCACCACCTCGTCCTTACACTGACGAACCAGAAGGTAAATCAGGTAATCGTAGTCTTAAAGTTAAGTGCAGTTACTGTCGTTTCTCAAAGACTTGCTGGCCGGGTTTGAGAGCTTTCAGTTATTCCGGTGACAGTGTGACTTATCTAACTCACGTAGAACGACTGCCACGAGTACCAGAAATTGAAGCGTAAAAAGACAGCTAGAAAGAAAGGACCTTGGAAACCAAATGACTCACCCGCACGATGGAAAAGTATACTCAAGCAGTACGGTCTTAGCAGAGACGACTATCTCAAAATTCTTTCAGACCAAGGCGGAGTATGCTATATTTGCGGAAGATCTCCTGAAGATATTAAGCCAAGGAGAAATCTCGCAGTCGATCACGATCACGTCACAGGGCGTATACGGGGGCTTCTGTGCTTTAACGATAACCATAGACTTCTCGGATGGTACATTAGAGACGACCTTGAGAAGGCAAAAAGAATTGTTGAGTATCTAGAAAGAAAGACTGATTATGGCAAAGTACCTAATTGACGTTGATGAAAGATATCCTACCTACGCATTGTACAAACCAAATGAGGGTTTGTTTGGCTGGGGTAGTGAAGTAGAAGTTCCTGATGATCTATATATAGAATATATCAATATTGAACAGGCTTATGATGCTTTCCAAGAAAAACTCAGTGAACTCTATAAAACAAGACGTAAGAGTGGATACTTGGTCTAAAACTACGTTACTCGCTGTTTGGTTTAACGGTGAACGAATAGAACTACCGAGGGGAGATAGTAATAGTATGAACAAGAAAGAAGCCAAAACCAATGACACTAAGAGTAACTCTAGAGATTGTCCCGCACGGACATGAAAGTCATAAATACGTAATTGGGGTTATAGATATCTCAAACCTTGAAGCACTAACTGAGAGCATCTCGTGCTACTCAGCACATAAATATTCTGACGGGGATACTCTACTCGCTGAGTGTGTCGATGGTAGTCTAACCCACTGTCGAGACGAAGGCGCTTGGGTACTCGTAAGAAAAGTTCTAGAATTGGAAGGATTTTCAACATTACAACACATTTAGTCGTTAGCGATCCACATGCCCATTATCAACATCATAACAAACGTGCTGAATGGGTTGGTAAACTCATTAATGATATCAAGCCTGATGTTGTAATCAATATGGGTGATAACTTTGATATGCCCAGCCTCAGTGGTTTTGATAAAGGAACTAGAGCAGCTATTGGTAGGACTTATCGTGCTGACGTTAACGCAGGTATCGACTTTAACGATAGACTCTGGAACGAAGTAAAAAAAACTAAACGAAAGCTTCCTCGTCGTGTCTGGTTAGAAGGTAATCATGAGCACAGAATTGAGAAGGCTATTAATCTTCAACCTGAACTCGAAGGTGCTATCTCATTTAACGATTTAAAGATAGATGAGTATTATGATAACATAGTTAGGTACAACGGGCGTTCACCCGGAGTAATAGAAATTGATGGTATCAGTTACGCACACTTCTTCATCTCAGGAGTTATGGGAAAAGCTATTGGTGGTTTGAACCCTGCTTATTCTATCCTTCAGAAGGGGCACAAGTCAGCAACGGCTGGTGACTTGCATCTACTGAGTTACGGTATTCAGACAGGGATAGATGGAAAACGTATTCAAGGTTTAGTATGCGGGGTCTGTCAGGATTACGATGCCGATTGGGCCGGAGAAGCGAATAAACTCTGGTGGCGGGGTGTGGTAGTCAAACGTAATGTCTCCAATGGAACCTACGACCCAGAATTTATCAGTCTAGAAAGTTTAAGGAAGATGTATGGCTAATATTTTTATAACAAGTGATACTCATTTCCACCATGAAAATATAATCAAGTATTGTAACAGACCATTCAATTCTATATACGATATGGATGAAACTTTAATAAAAAATTGGAACTCTGTGATAAAGCCACAGGATAAGGTGTACCACTTAGGGGATGTTTATTTCCCTCAGAAAGAAAAGTCTGACTACCTTTTCTCTCGCCTGAACGGCACTAAAAGACTGATACTAGGCAACCACGACAATGGTAAAGATCAGACGCTACATAAATACTTCAAAGAGATTTATATGTGGCGATTTCTAAAAGAGTTCGGACTTCTTCTGACTCATGTGCCTGTCCATCCTAGCTCTTTATCAGAAAAACTAAAGTATAATGTCCACGGACATATACATAACAAACCTGCTTATAGCAGACAGTATAAGAATGTGTCTGTAGAGATGACTAATTACACACCTGTTGCCATAGAAGACCTAGTGTGATGCCAAGTTACCAAAAGAAGAAGTTTGATAAAATCCACCAACGGAACTATTACGCTAAAGACCTTTACGAAGGTAGAGTGTTCAAACCGCAGACAGTGCCAGACAAGTCAAGAGCAGAGAAATACAGACTACTAGAAAAGGATGTAGAACTATATGAGGAAGATTAAAGTTAACTACCAGCAGCTACTCGATGCTATTAGTTGTCATCTAAACGCTATAGACGCAATACATAATAACGAGCACATCGAGTTAACTCCGTTAGTCCTCGATAAGAACGGATTGATTACAGTGTACGTCTACAAGAATGTAAGGGGATAACAGCTATGTTTGGGTGTAAGAAAAAGAAAGAAATAGACTATAAAATAATAAAGTCATCTAAACGTCCAGTTCTGAACTATGCTCATGGTTATATCTATTTGAATAGGGATTTAGAGAGTCTGCTTTCATCTGTTGATCTTCTAGACGATGTAGATAAGTTAATACAAATTCTTAGAGAAAGTAGCACGTTCCGCTCTTGTGAACAGTATTATAAACAGAAGAAGATTGCTGATCTCGAAAGTCAGATTAAAGATTTAAGGAAGGGTGATAACACACTTTGACACAAGAAGTTGCCACAGAACTACGTAGTGAAGAGTACGGTCCAAAGACTAAGATAGCACAGGATAAACACGCTGAGAAGTACCGTCAGAAGGATGAGACTTTTACCGCGGCTATGAACCGTATCGCTAATCATTTGAAGGACTCGGACGAGCACTACCACGCCTTTCGGGATATACTCCTCAACCAAAGGTTCTTACCCGCTGGCCGCGTGCAAGCAAGTTGTGGTGCAGCTAGACAGGTAACACCGTTTAATTGTTTTGTCTCTCAAACCATTCCAGACAGTATGGAAGGGATTATGGAGAGTGCTAAACGCGCAGCTATTACCATGAGATATGGTGGAGGTATTGGATATGACTTTTCAACGTTACGCCCGTACGGTGATTATATCAAGAGTCTTGATGCTAGCAGTAGTGGTCCCGTTTCTTTTATGGACATCTTTAACTCCGTTTGCGGCACTGTTGCTAGTGCTGGTAATCGACGTGGCGCTCAGATGGGCGTTCTTCGCGTGGATCATCCTGATATCGAAAAGTTCATCCGAGTCAAACAAGACCTCTCAAAACTCAAGAACTTCAATATATCCGTTGGAGTAACTGATGAGTTTATGGAAGCTGTTCAGAATGATAAAGAGTTTAACCTTGTCTTTGAAGGTAGGATTTATGAAACTATTCAAGCAAAGCCCCTGTGGGAAGAAATCATGCGGAGTACGTGGGACTACGCAGAACCCGGAGTCTTATTCCTTGACACAATCAACAGGAATAACAACCTATCTGCAGTTGAAACCATCTCCGCTACGAACCCTTGTGCAGAGCAGCCTCTACCTCCTAATGGCGCTTGTCTTCTTGGGAGTTTTAATCTGGTTAAGTATCTTGACTACTTCGCTGGAGATAAACTACATTTTAACATTAGTCAGTTCTTAGCTGATATCCCTCACGTCGTCAGGGCTATGGATAACATAGTAGACAGAGCTATCTATCCTCTTCCTGAGCAGGAGAGAGAGGCTAAGAACAAACGACGGATGGGGATTGGTGCTACTGGTCTGGCTAACTGTATTGAAGCTATGGGACACCGGTATGGTGATGAGAAGTTTCTCGTCATCCAGTACACTCTACAAGCTGAACTTGCCGATGCGGTTTACGCTGCATCCGCTATGCTTGCTAAGGAAAAAGGAGCCTTCCCGTTATATGACGAAGCTACTTTTAACTATCACTTCGTAGATAAATTAACTCCTGCAACTCAAGCATTGGTACACGAATATGGATTACGCAATTCTCACCTTCTTTCTATTGCTCCAACGGGGACGATTAGCCTAACCGCTGATAATATCAGCAGTGGTATTGAACCTGTATTCCTGCACGAGTCTGAAAGGGATATCATCACTCCTGAGGGTAAAGAAACAGTCACGCTGAAAGATTATGGAGTCTCAAAATATGGTGTCTATGGTAAAACCTCAGAAGAATGCACAATTGACGATCACCTTGGAGTACTCTTACTTGCTCAAAAGTGGGTTGACAGCTCAGTATCGAAGACTTGTAACATTGGGCCAGATACATCCTTTGATGAATTCAAACAAGTTTATGTCAGAGCTTATAAGGGAGGTGCCAAAGGCTGCACTACGTTCAGGAGTGAAGGTAAGAGGGCTGGCATGATGAGGAAAGTCACTGAAGTTAAAGACGAAGACTTCGGTGCTGCTTGCTTCATCGACCCAGATACAGGGGAGAAGACTTGTGAGTAATGACATGAATGACAACAATACAATACACTTACATCCGGTTAGTGAACACAGAACAGAATGGATGTACCATGGGTTTAAAACAGAAGAAGAAGCTAACTCTTGGTTAGAGGAAGTCAAAAAGCTTTACCCTAATGGAAGGTCTAGGACACAACAAATGGTAACGGGGATATGGCTAGCAGCTTATCTGCCAGAAGAGAAGGAAGAAGAAGAATGAAAGTCTATATTGCAGGACGATACGCTAAACTAGATGAGTTAAAGAAAGAGTCAGTCCAGTTCACTGACGCCGGTATTGAAGTCACTAGTTCGTGGCTTGATGGTGGTGAAAGTGGTTTGACATTTAACGAGATTGCACAGCTTGATTTAGATGATGTAGATAACGCTGATGCAGTAGTACTATATACTGAACCCTATGGTACACCTATCCCCGGTGGTGGCAGGCATGTAGAGTTCGGCTATGGACTAGGTAGCGGTAAGAAAGCTATTATAGTTGGGCCTATGGAGAATATATTCCACTGGCATCCGTCTGTTTTAGTATTCCCTTCAACAAAGTACGTAATAAGGTATCTAAACCATGAAAAATGACGTAGGCAGATTAGACACCCAACCGTGGGAAAAACCACAAAGGAATTGGGGTACAGAACCAGAAATCTACGAAGGTATTGGTGCTGTTCATACTTACGGTTATGGTCAAAAGCCGATTAAGGCTATAGAGTTCATCAAACAAGCACAACAAGCAGAACAACCTGTATTCAGCCAACCACAGGCAGGACAAAAGGACGAACCAGCACTACGTTATGACGCTGGCAAGCCAAGGTATGATCTACTCCCCGCTGATGGTTTGGAAGAATTAGTCCAAGTTTATACTGTAGGAGCTAAGAAATATGCAGACCGGAATTGGGAAAAGGGTATGTCGTGGAGTCGCTGCTTCGGTAGTCTACTTCGGCATTCGTGGAAGTTCTGGCGTGGAGAACTTCTCGATCCAGAAACCGGTTGTCATCACATGGCCCACGTCGCTTGGAATGCAATCGCTTTAGTCTGCTACTCTATGCGAAAGGTAGGAACTGATGATCGTCCTAGGCTTAGTATTGATACTTTAAATAAGCTTGTAGAGTTTCCGTACACCGATGATGACGTTCGTGGTACACTGAAGTTTAACATAGGAAAGTAAATTAATATGAAAAATGAAGTAAAAGTATACACTGTAAAAGATTTAGATAAAGCTGCAGATGAAAAAACACTTGTTCAACTGCCATTTCTATTTCTGAATAACTCACAAGAAGTCTATCTTGTAGATGGTAACTTTTCTTATCTAACAGCAAGTGATAAGCTAGTAGTTGAATAAAAATAGAGTTTTGGGAACTGAGCCTACGTTGACCTAAGCTTACGCTGGGTCTATGAAGTAGAGCTCTATAGTACGGTAAACTTGGCTTGAGACGTACAAAAACTAAAGGATTAACCACAGCCAAGTGGTTGTATCGCCCAAAAAGAAACCCCAGAGGAGAAATCTTCTGGGGTTTTTCTATGTCTATTTTAGTTTCTTAGTCTTTATAATCCAATCCTTTGGGATGGATATCCTTCGGTTAGTCTCTGTCTCTTCATCGTTATCTCCTATATCAGAAGCTAGCGTAAGAATGGTATCTGAGTCTGAGATACACCAACCTACTGATTTAACCTCAGAGGGATGTGACACTGTGTCTACACTCTTCCAACCATCGTCTGTAGCCGCATCATTCCAGACTACAAGCATCAATTGGAAGCTCTTATGTTTAGACTCGACTACTGCCAAGGTTATTTCCTTCCAGTAATACTAGCTAGTTCTGCATAGTTTGCATGAGCTTTATTACCGTTCACACCATCGTAAGCACCTGCTCCTGATGGTTCCTTAGGCAGCGAAGCCCACACTCCTGCGAGTTTAGCAGGGTCTGTACCACCACCAGCACGGTTGTCAATTATCCAGTTAGCAATACGGTCTTGGGTCTTAGCATCGAATTTGTCCGATCCTTTAATCCCCAAAGCGTCCATAGCTTCATGGAGTGTACTGTCTACTACTTGGTATTTACCCATAGCTGTACTCGTCGAAGCACCACTATCTAGGTTGGATTTAGCGATAGCAGAAGCGTGGTCGATAGACATACCCGTTAGTGGAACCTTCTGTCCACCTTCCAGAGTGTTGTAATCAGCGCCTTCTGATTTACCGATGTAGTCTCGTAGTTCTTGGTGTGGATCACCTTCCATTCCATTCGTATGACCTTGGCCAAACAGGCTGGTCATCTGGTCGTCTAGAGCTTGCTTCTTACTATCAATCATACCTTGTTGAGCTGGCATACCGTCTACCGGTAATCCAGTTTTATTCATAGCATCGGATACTTTACCTAAACCAGACATGACAGCACTCCCAATCTGACTGAACATACTCGTTGGAGGATGCCCACCATCGAGTACACCGGTGTTCTTAAACAACTCTTCCACCGCGGTATTAGGGTCTTGCCCTGTATTCACCATTGCTTGTTTGAAATTACCGAGGAACTTATTAACGTCCTGCATATCAGACCTTTGGCTGCTATTCCTCCAAAGGTCATATACTGAGGAGTTATTCCCCGGAATGTTATTCGGATTTCTGCTACCTGCAGGATAGGGCATCTGATTGCCATTGCCGTTTATAACACCGGGAGATGCTCCAGCTTGAGGTTTAGCTACTTCTTCGATCTGGAAGGTCTGTGGATTGAATTTAAAGCCCACTGCAGATGAATATTGGTTTGCTGATACTTCGTTATCAATTTTAGATTTAAACAAGCCCTGAAAGCCTGCAAACAACGTATTCTGGTATTTTTTAGCTATATCAGGATCGGTCTTAGCCATCTCGCCTACTGATTGAGACATAGCAGGACTCGTGAGCTTATTAAACACTAACATTCTGTCTGATACGCCACTAGCACCTTTACTCGCTGAGAACTTGGTTAAGAAGTCTGCATTGTCGTCAGAAAATATATTATGTGCTAAAGCGATCTTGCCATCTATCTTCGCGTTTGGATCGGTTAGGATATTCGTAGTATCTGTAATAACTTTGTTAACCGAGGCAGGGTCTGCTTGCTTACCGGGGTTAGCGTTAGACATATTACTAACAACATCGGTTAACGGTTTATTCCCTGTAATCAGTTGCATATTAGAGATTTTAGCAGCTAGAAGGTCTTTATTAGTTTGATCTGGATTAGTCGGGTCACGGCCACTTTTCTGTGATAGGAACGTATTAGCGTACACCGGACCAAGTAGTTTATTAGTAGCTTGGTACATTTTAAACACGTCTGAAGCATCACCTTGCATCAGATTTGAAACAACCTTATCCGAGCCAGCTTGAGTTAGACTGTTATTAAGAGAAAAGAAGCCTGTATCACGATTAGTGATCGCATCCTTCATTCCTTGGATAGGAGCCATAGCTCTATTCTCGATGTCCGTTTTCTGGACAGGAGTTAGTTTGTCATAGACAGGATTAAGCAGTGTCTTCTCAATCTGAAGTTTGCTCTGTAGGATCACAGGCTCTACCTGAGCAGCCATACCAGCTAGATCAGAGTCTGATACCTTAGTCGGATCAGTAATCGCTATTTTATTAACAAGATCGCCTGCGGCAGAACCAGCCTGCATAAATGTCTTTGAAATTTGGTTTACATCTTGCTGTGCTACGTCAAACGTATGATTTAAGTCTTCTTCTCTTTGCGACTGTTGGTATTTAATCATAGCCTGTCCAGCAGTAACCGTTGCCTGCCCAGCAGCTACCTGACCTACTTTAGCAATGATTTCATCTCGGTCTGGTTGCTGACCTTTCTGAACGAGTTGATCCCAATTAGGAAATGCTTGATAGAGCTTACCATCAGAGGCAAACTCTTTAATCATCTGGTCTTCTTTATCTTGTTCGTGCTGGCCTTGCGTCTTCTCAGCCTGCCACTGTGTAGCAAGTCCCTTCCAGAGATCGTTAGCGGTAGACCGGTTTAGGGCACCACCGATTAGTTTATCGATGTCATCACCATACCCTGGGTTGTTCATACGCATCTGCCGACTTAGAGCGTCTACACGGATATTTAATCCAGTCTGGGAGAGCGCACCAGACATATAAGCTTTCTTAGTGTTGTCTAATTGACCAGCGTAATCTTGGAGTTCTGCAGGAGTTCCTGTCTCACTGTTACCAGCGGTACGAAAGCCAGCGTCGTTGAAGATTGAATTTACACCTTGATCGACTTGTCCTTTAATATTCTGCTGCTGGGCTTCGTCAGCTACTGCAGTCCCTTGCATAGCAATCTGTCCTACGCCTTTAAACAGACTAGCTAGAGGCTCTGTAGAGTCTGTGAACCCTTGACTACGATCTGATATGAAAGTAGCTGGAGGTAAGGAGTTAGGAGCGACTGGCGCTTGAGTAAAACTTGCCATTATTGAGTAGTTCCTTGGGTTGCGTCAGGTTCGGGAGAGAGTGAGTATAGGTTAGCCAGACCGTTAGGGCCTTTCTTTAACCACAGTTTATCGTTAGCATCTACTTTAGAGATATACTTATCAGATACCGCCTGCTTACCAGCAGCTATATAGTCCTGCTCATTCATACCGCCACCGATAGCAGCCAGTTTAGCAATCTTCATATATCTCATCCAAGCATCAGGGTCTTGAGCGTTATCAAGAGCACGTTGAATATTTAACACGACTTCTTTCTGTGCTCCAAGCTTCTGAGTTTTAATACTACTCAGCATCTCTTGTTTGATATTAGCATCAGAAATACTTCTAGGTTCAGCACCCATAAACGCTCCTAGCGCACCATCTGTGCTATCAGCATCTGCTAGGTTGACTCCATTCTTATTCATGTATTTATGGAAGTTAGCAGCAGTATAGAACTTCATCGCACTATCGACAGTTGTAATGTTTCTAAACGCAGATATGAAATCTTCAGCATTAAGCGGGTAACTCTCATTTGTTCCCTTCCCAGCATCTGCGATAGCGGAAATGGTTGGGCTGGCTAGTCGGCTAGCTGCTTTAAACAGATCAGCGGTGAATTGTCCTGATGGACCCGTAGCAAGTTCCCATGCAGTTTTCTTACCGGAGACTGCATCCGAGACAAAGTTTAAAGGATATGGTCCTACACGATCACCGAATGTTGTCTGTTTACCAGTTACTCCTTCAATACCAGTAGAAAGAATACCGTGCATAATACCGTCTAACGCCCCTGAATTTAGGTCTATACCGCGATTAAGAGCAGCTTCTTTAATATCTGTACCCCAATCTACTAGAGGCATAGTTGCGGTAGCAGCAGCAGGTAGGCCGTACAACGTCGAATACATCAACATAGCTCGTGTCTTTTCTGCAACTGTCAGCCGCTTGCCAAGCATCTGTTCAGACATATGGATAGCATAGGTACTAAACTGCAAAGGAGTTGAAAAGATACCCTTCTGCATAGCAGCGGTAGATTTAGCAGACATATTCATAGATAGGTCGTCAGCACGTGTTAAGACTGAGTTAATCGCACGCTGATTACCAGCGAGAAGTTCTCCCGGATGGGCAGCTTTCCATTCTAGATAAGCAGTGTTATAAGCGTGTAAACGAGTAGCACGAACTGTTTCTTTAAATAAGACAAGTCCTTTATTAAGTACACCTCTCCCTTTACTGCCTAAGTAGTTAGATGACATGGCATCGTCAAGCTGTGCTACGTCACCTTCAACGTTCCAGATACCACTAGACTTCATAATACTATGAGCCTCTTTAAAGTCCTCTGGGTTCCAACCGAATGCGCTAGCCTTCTTCGCAAAGCTATCAATTACGTCTGGGTTATCAGTAAGACTTAAGAAGCGCATCAAACCACTCCCTGCTATAGCCTTCCACGACCTAATAGGATTACCAGTCAGCGCAATAGTGTGAAAAGCAGCTTGGCTATGAATAAACATCATAATAGGATTGAATAAACCAAGTTTCATATGGAATGCTATACTTCTAGCGTACTTAGCAGGATCGGTTATACTGAAGTGCGAATAGTCTGATACCTTCTGAGCAAAGTCTTCACCAAAGCGTTCGTATGCTGAAGAAGCTACCTTGTTCATGTACCAGTCTACATTCCGAGAGAAGTCACTAGGAGAGTTTAGGAGTGTTTGAATACTCCGGTGGACGTTCTGTGCAGCAGCAAGCCTGTCCTTATTAAGTACGTTCTTGTCCCACTTAGGGTCAGCAATGAATGATAAAGGATTATTCTGAATACCCTTCATATCCCACCGGGTGACAGAACCACCAAATGCTTCTGGGTTAGCGAAGTCTTTTATGAAGCTATTAATGCTTTGTTTAACGTAGTCGTCGTAGACACGCATACGTACTAAAGAGTGCATCTGCCTTTGCATAGTAGCCATAGGAGAGATATTCTGACTAGGTTTGAAATCAAAGACAGGTTTAAACTCCCCGTTATCTCGGATAGTAGGGAGTGCTAGGTTCTTCTCTTGAGTGAACTTCTTATTTACACCCCATTGTTTGACTAAGCTGTGTTGACTAGCTGAAAGGTCCTGTGCACCGTCGAACAGCCCAGCGTGCTCTCCCATGTGCCCGGTAGCAGCCTCTGAGGTAGACATACCTTGCTTGGTGTACATAAATGGGGTATTAACGTCAGCACCACTCTTTGCATAGATACCTTTAAACTCTTCAGGGGTGTGTGGAAGGTTCTTAGTAACGAAGGCGTTAAAACCAGCTTCATCTCCATCCTTTAACATTCCCCTAGCTTGGTTCATAAGCTTAGTATACTTACTAGCCTGAGCTTCAGTTGTAAAGTGTGAGATAGAAAGATCACTGCCGACGTACTTCTGACCTTCAGGGTCATGGAAGAATGTAGGGATTTTGGTGTAATATCCATTAGGGTATTCTACGTGATACCCTGCTTTATAAGGTATCATATCCGCTGCATTAAGGTTAGCTGTATCAGCTCCCTTCATTACGTAATAACTAGCAGGAGCTTTATCTCCAGTTATATCCGCAAATGGTGATGTATGAGGATCAGCAGCTTGGTATACTTTATACCCCTGTTCTTCTGTCAGCTTCTTTAACTCCGTCCGGTCAACAGACTGAAGACTCTTCCACTCTAGACTGTGGCCGCCGTCGTATCCACGTTTCTGCACGTATACTCCGGGGTTGTCTTTACCAGCAGCTTCAGGAAGGTGGTCTACTTCCTTACCTTGGAACTTAATCTTATCTACCTTGTAAGCACTAGCACCGCCGGGATGAGGGACGTTAGTCTCATGCTCGCCGAGTACGTTTACAATACCCTTACTACCAAGGTCACGCTTCATAGCAAGACTTCGGACAGTTAAATCAAAGTCTGACATATCTCTCATAGCGAGATAAGCGTCGGTTATATGCTCCTTTGGATACGTCTTAAACAGATCGTTGTACTTCTGCTCAAACTCACCAACGGAGTCTGCAAACTTGCCACGAGTTTCTCCATCTTGAAAGTCTCGTTCAGTCTGCATATATTTATCGAGATTGCCTTTTTCTTTACTAGTCAGCCTTTGAAGCGAAGGAGCGATAGCGTCTTGATATAGACGGATGTGCTCTTGTGTAGCAGAGGTAACAACAGATCGGTTGTCACGGCTTTCTTGAGATAGTAAATCTTCTGGAGACCTGAATTTACCCAAGAATGTATTCCAAAACCCTTGTGGAGTTTGAGTATACGAAGTGTTAAGTTTAACATTAGTAAGACTAGGATCAGTTTCATCTATTGGGCGGCTCACTTTAATTGTAAATGATTGGCCCTTTTGGTCAACGGTATAGTCCGAGGGCTTGATACCGTATTTTACTTCCGCAGCTTGGACTGCTTCTTCTTTTGTATCAAACGGTAAAGCACTTGTTTTCCCCAGTCTCATCGTTACTTGGTTTAACTGTCCTTCAGTCTTTGTCTGATCTGCAAAGCCAAAATCCATAATAGCGTCATTTGACCTAGTATATAAGCCCGTCAACAGAGTTTTAGTATTCTCAATCCCCTGTGCCTCTGCCTCTGGGGTCAAGCGCATAGCAGCACTAGAGTTATATAAAGTTTGATCCAGTAACGCTCGACGACGTGCAGTAGCCTCTAACAGTCTAGCAGAGTTCTCTGCTGAAAGGGTTGTCGTATCTGATAAGAACTTTGTAGTATTGAAGACTGAACTAGTTGAATTAAGTTTATCCGCCATCTCTGAGGCGTCCGTCCCACGGATAGTAGGATCAGAAGCTTTCATAAACTCTTTCTGGACTATAGCGTCTGTCGCTTTATCAACCTGACCAGTCTGGTCTAAAACCTTGATAGGGTCGATGTTAGCAGGCTTAAGAGCAAGCACAGAGTCCTGAGCAGCTTTATCAACTTGAGCGATTACCTGACTCCTAGCATCACCGGTAGTTAAGTCTCTAGCGGGGACTGGAACACCGGGACCTTGAGCGGTTATGCTTCTTGTGTCCCCAGCGGTAATGTCTCGTGCTGGTGCAGCAGCTCCGGGACCTTTAAGTACTTGGCTACGAAGATCACCCTCTGCTAGATCAGCAGCGCCTTCAGCAACACCTTTACCAACTGCGCCAGCAGCTTTCAGTCCCTTAGCAACAGTGCCGATTGGGATAACTGAGGCTACGTCTACAGCAGTCATTAAGTTCTTCCAACTTGCGTCAGAAGTACCAAAAGCTTTAACGTTGTCTAACCAATCTAAAGCATCCTGAGGGTTGACTGATTTGATACTGTCAAACTGCTGTTGGATTTTAGCTTCACGGTCAATAGGCTTCATCAGCCAGAGGTTTTCCATCTGCTGAGCCATGTTGTCACCGGGCATCCAGCTTTCACCTGATGCAGCGGATTTGTCGTACTTAGCCCAATCTGAGACTAACGGAACGAATTGAAGTGCTTTGTCACCGAGGTACTTACCCCACGATGAGACAGAGTTACTGGTATCAGTGTTATCCTCAGATAGTTTTTGTATAAACTCTTTAGTTCGAATGATACCATTAGCTACGTCGTGGGCATGATCTGTACTATCTGGGTCTTGATAGACACCGGTGGTATAAACCTTACTATCTGCATTAGCGAATGTAACTCTAGTAGCAGCTTCAGCGTATTTCTGTTCTAGTATCTGAGGGTCATAGTTGACCTGATGCAGTTGGTCATCTGATAGATTACGGATATACCCGATCTCATCAGGAGACATAGGCTTACTCGGATCACGATCAGATATCATACCATTAATCAGATCAATACGTTTCTGCTGATTGTCTAAAGCGTTGTTCTGATTAGCTCGTTGAACAAGTCTATCAGCACCACCGGGAGACTGCAGTTGTGGTTTGACGTTCTCAACCGTATCACCAGTAGCCATAGCTGTTTTAACTGCGCGTTGGTCGATAGCATCTGCGCTAGCTGTAACAGGCTGGGTTGTAGGGCCAGACAACGATAAGCTCTGACCTGCGTTAGGATCAGAGACACTAAGCAGCGAACCGGTGTTATCTAAACTAGCGTTATCTGGGATTACTTGATCCAACTTTTAAGCTATCCCTTTATCTGCGTTCCACAGACCATAACTGCTACCAACTTTGCTAATCGTAGCAGCGTTGTTAACAAGACTAGAACCCCAACCGGACAGTGCAGAACCAAAGCCTGCAATACCCTGTCCGCGACTAGCATCTGCATTAGCAGCAAAGGTTTGCCTACCAAGATCAGCGTTCTGGTTTAGTGCGTTTAAACTTCCTGCTGCGCTACTGGTACTCTCTCCTACAGCTCCTGCAATACTGGAGTCTGATCCATTAGCGCCTTGGCTTGTCGCTGTCGCTGTTGTCTGTGCTGCAGCTACCTGACGCTGACGAAGAAGTTGCCTAGTCTGGCGTGTAGTATCGAGTTGTAACTGCTGAGCACGGAGATCTTCGGACCTTTGACTAGCCTGTGCGGTTTGGTTCTGCCCTATAACCGTTGCAGCAGTACCTGCAGCGGATAACGCTACACCTAGTCCTGCGATGATGAGTGTTGTTGCTACTGGCATAGTATTATGTTACCTTCTTGACGTATGTATGTTCTGTTAACTTATAACCAAGTCTTTTATAAAATCTGTCTACTGACTGTGAGTGTTCATTCTCCATACTAGACAATACTATCCTAGATACGCCTACTCGGTTACACCAATAGTGGAATGCGTGGATTAACTGAAGTTGTAGTCTAGACTTTCTAGCATCTTGAGCAACCCACCAGATAACTTCCATAGCTGTAGGTTCAAAACCCATTGTAGTAAACGTTTTAATAGCTGCGAGGATACCTACTATTTTACCGGTATCATCTTCTGCTAGTAGTATAATAGCGTTGTCTTTACCAAGGTTTAGTAAATCTAGTATCAGCTTAGCTGTTCGCATCTCATCGAATGTATGAGTATCCCCATACGGAGACTCTTTTTCAAAGATGTCTCTCCCGATAGGCAGAAGCTTCTTAACGTCTGACACGTTTGCCAGTCTGAGTTTAAAGCGCGGTATTTTGTGTACTCCAGACGCTCCAGCCAATTAGGCTAAAAGGTTTACCGGTTTCCGAGAAGAAGTGGAATTGAATACTCCTACCACGTCCGCGTACTCTCATACGCTTCTGTAGGATTGAGAATGCAGCAGCAGCAATATTCGTAGGATAGATTTGCTGCGGATTGGATACTCTTGCGTTAGTCGTAGTTGTAGTGAACTCCAGCCATGCCTCAAAGAAAGCACTACCCGAAGAGACAGCATCCATATAGACAACGATGTAGTTATTTTGGAAGTATCTGATAGCGTCACCATCGAGTTGGTACGACGTGAAGAAGTAACTTGAGTAGTCTATAGCAGTATCTACTTTACCCCAGTCTTTATACGTCGTGTTAATAGTCTGACTCCAAGTAAAGTCCCAAGTTGTACTAGACGTTTCCTTACTAGATAGGAAACGTACAGTATAGTTTGGCAGACTGTTAGTTAGCGCGTAGGCTTGTATCTGCTCACCGGCTGATGTAACAACCATTGTGGATAAGTCAGCCTCAGAGACATCATTTAAAAATGAACCAGAGGCAGGCCCACGAGTCGCTACTAGCCCGTTAATAGTAGGATTAGAGTTTGGTAACGTCCATTTGTAAAAAGCATTACTAACAGTATTAAGAATTAATGCTGAGTCATATTCAAATCTACTTTGAAGGTCGCTAGCTAATGTCGAGCGATATAGCCAAGTAATAGTTTTATCATAAGGATTAAATACAGCTTTAACATATTCCTTCATATCAGGATGAATAGAGTCTAGGACTGTTTTAACGGTCAGATCAGATATGCTCTTTGCAGCAGCCTGTCCGGTTGTTTCATTTGGCAGTATCGAGAAGATACCATCTGTATTCCACCAGATAGGTACACCATAGACTTCTACAAAGCTGCTAGCGGACAAAGCTGAAGTAGAGCTTATTCTAGAGACAGAGTAGTCCGTAGCAGAAAAACCTATACCACTGCTACCTGAGATACTCCAAATACCATTAGTACCGAAGACTATAAGACTGTTAGCAGTCGCAAATAGTTTAATAACTGTACCAACGTCAGGGATAGATAAAACACCACCGTCTGTTGGTAACAGCAGGTTTAAGTTATCACTTGTCGGATCGTCTTGTTGAAAGCAATTACCGTATTCATTTTGATTTACTATGATCTGGCTGTAGTATAGTTTCTGACTATACCCTTCAGCGGATACGCCCGCATACCATATCCGTCCTGCAAAGGCGGCCACTGCACTTGGTCTTTGGCCACCTGAAGAGTCTTCTATACCGACTGAGAAGCCGCTCTGCGCTCCACGATTAGTGCTAAATGGGTTCATAATATAGAAACCCTTTGGTGCAGGGGTATTACCGATGGAGATTGTATTGACAAAATTTGTATTTAATAAATCTGAAGTATCTTTAAATAGATACCAGATATCTGCGTTACCGGGAATAGTAGTTAGGTTTGCGTCCCAATAGGTTACTGGATTTAGAGCGCCTGATGTAGTGGTAACCGTAAGCGCCCAGCCTTGGTTATACAGGTTGTACATATGAGGTCCACCTACAGTACCAGTAGTCGCAGTAGGTCTGACAGTAACATCGGCTAGATAAGGGTCAGTAGTATCACCCTTCTGGTCGCGTATCTTTATGTTAATAATCGTACCGGTAACAGACGGTGTCGTATCGTTGTAGACGATGTAGAACGGATCACACAAAGGATGAACTACGAATAGTCTACCCTCAGAGGCTGAGAACTGGCAACCGTATAGTGGTATACTAGTTGTCCCACCTGCGGCGTAGGTATTAAGATTGATAGTTAACCCAACGTAAGTACTAGACAGCGCATTAACCGAGCTTTCTTTATAGAAATATAGATGATTACCAATTTGTGAGACAACTAAGTTAACAAGCCCTGTGCTGCCAGCATTCTTCCAGTAGTATTCATAGACTACTGCGTTATTTCTGTTAAACGTATTTAACGAGTAACTGCTTTCGTATTCAATACCCAAACGACGAGTCACTCTGGACTTAGGGTCGAAGACGCAATTAAGCGTGCCTGTACAAGAGTCAGGCGGGAAGTTTAATCCCGTAGCCTCTGTAATCAGACCCTTAGTAAAAGTCCTCTCAATCTTTGTCCCAGCAGAACTAGCCATTAGATGCTTGCGTATCCGCCTTTACTATTAGGAGTTTGTTGCTCTTTAGTAGGAAGTACGATAGCAAGTTTCTTCTCTTGTGTCCATGTCTGAGCAGCTCGGATGGCTTGGGATAGATGCGTATAAGCACCTTTATACTTCTCAGGAAGCTGGCCTTTATCTAAGGAGAGATGCCAGAAGCCATAAGGGTCTTCCGAACGAATGTGAATGATGTTATTACTAACAGTTATTTTATGTGACTTGCCGTTATTGTGTTTATCATATTCGTCGATGAAGATATCGGTAAGTTCAAGTGGTTTTTCTGCGGTCATGGTTAAGTTGTCCTTTTTCCATAGTTAGGTACGTAGTCTAAGTTGTTTCGAGGAGAGTTAATTTTATTACCAGTCTTCTGCGATGATATCCACCCACGACGAGCTTTCTTAGCAGAGTCTGTATTAGGCAGTTGGAGTAGTTCAATGAAAGCAGTTGTCTTTGCTTCATTTCGAAGTATGGTAAATTGTTTCTCAGATAAAGCTGGGATGAATGAGTCTGAGTTAGTCCAAGTCGGATTAACTTCTCCGTAGCACAGTGTCTTGCTAGATTGTAAGATATTATCTACTGAAGCATCATAACTATCAAGCAATATGGTATTGTCATCGAATGTAGTGTAATACTTAGGATGAGTATCATTCCTAGATATAACGGATAGTGTGCCAGTCCCAAGAGTAGGGATTTGGTATTGGACTACGTTTGTCTCCGTAGCATCTAGGTTATACATATTTGCTATAAACTCAGCAGGGAGTTGAAAAATAATTGGGCTATATTTTGGACTAGGGTCAGTTGCAGTATGCCAATCGTAAGATAAATCTTTTAACGTTACGACGGTATCAGGAAGATACATAACAGTGGGTTTAGCGCTATCAGAGCTTGCGATTAGCTGGTAGTAGTTGAAAGCTGATCCAAACGAAGAGTTACTAACAATGTCCCAATAGGTATTCTCAAGTATACCTGCGACTTGAAGACTTTCCGTGGTATCAGCATAAGAGTTGACTTCACCACTGCCAGTAGATGACATAATCTCTTGAACCATCTCTAACAGTGTTTTCTTATATCCCATCTAGTATACCTTACCGTCTCGTTTTGAAAAGAAACTTACTACGTGGTCCTTACTAGCGCGACATAGGATTAAAGACTTCCTATCACCTGCCCAAAGGATTTCTACTTGTGCATTCGTAACGTTATTAGGAACAGTATTCGGTCGAGCACAACTCTGTGTAACCCAGCTTCCCGGACTAGCTAGAGTAGTAGTAGCTTTATCTAATCTTGTTGAGCCTGAGCACCCCGTCAGGAGTAAGACAGACATTACCGCTATTAGGCTCGCTTTGTGTTGCATTTTTGATCTCGTCAATTTGTTTGTTAAGTTGTTGTTCTTGAGCTAACAAGTCTTTCTCTTTTACTCTAAACTCAGCTTCTACTTGGTTTTGATGTTGGACTTCTGCCTGTCTAGCTATTTCGTACTTAGCAGCTTCAGCAGCTTTAGTATACTTATAACCTTCGTACAAACCAAAAGTAAATAAACCTGCAGCAAGAGCAATACTAGCAAGAATTTTGTAAACAAATAATGGCATAGTCTAATTCACTCCATCTAGGCAAAACGCCCGTTCACGCTCACGTCGTCTAGTCAAGCCGGGGAATGTGATACCAGCAGCCTTGTTCCACTTTAACAAAGCGTCACACCCTGCTCGTGTCTCTCCAGCGTTTATAAGCCGGATAGTGCTTGAGTTACACGCACCACGAACTCCTACGTTATAGGCGAATGAGATAAGAGCTACTTCTCGTTGATCGGTCAAAGGAGCTGTGACACAACGTTCAACTCCAGTTGCGTACTTCTCTAAATCTTTGACCAGCATAGCCTTACATTCGGCTAGTGAGTAGTGATCATCTGGAAGTACACCAACAGTGTGACCATAACATACCGTCCAAGGTTCACCTTGTGTTGCAGGATCAGGGTAAGCACTTTGGCGCAAGCCTTCCGCACTACCCACTAATGAGACACACATAGCAGCCGCTGCTGCACTCTTAGTTAACCTACTAGCCATAGACTGTTAATAATCCTTATTATGATAACGGAGGTAGACGTAAATCTGAACTATGACTAGAATTACACCAAGGATGGGTAGGATTAGCTGCGCGTCAGCAGAAATACTCGGCAGGTTGACACTAGGATAGACAATAGCAGATGCGGCTACAAATCCTGTAATGTAGTCATTTGCCACTGATTTCATAAAATTCTGAAACATCCTATGCTGTCACACTTTTAATTACTGAGAAGTTTATCACAGGAGTATCTGTTGCAACACCACCTGTAGTATAGAATGTAATATTAAACGATCCTGCAGCTACTGCTGTAATAAGAAGATTATAAAGGTTAGTACCTGATTTCTGGTTTAATATGATTGTATCCGTCGCTACAACTGAACTATTAGTAACAGTAAACGTAGTAGCAGTAACCAAACCAGCAGCAGAGAACATTGTTATCGCGCCTGCTGTTTTATTTATAGTAACACCCGTAGTACGCGATGAAGCCTGTGTAACAGTACCACCAGCACCTGTAGCATAGCCAACACCACCTGACGGGCTACTTGATAAGATAGCGCCAGCGAAAGTATTAGCAGTTCCAAGAGCAGCGTATTTAGTAACTAATGAAGTGCCTTGCTCATAGAGTGTTGTAGCATTTATAGTATCAATGCCCTTGTCACCGCCCGTTGCGTTGAGTGTAAACACGCCAGCACCGATGGTAAGACGAGTAGCAATAGCGCCAGCCTGTCTGGTATTAAAGTTAAAATGAGCTGTTTCCGCTGCGGCTGTGACAACATCAAAAACAGCAGCTATAGAAGCAGCGGGAGTAATAAGAGTCCCTGAGCCATTCTCAAGTCCGAATGGAAGGCGAATACCTATGCCTGCTGCGGCTGTTCCTGATGTAGTGTGATTTAACGCGATTATATCACTAGTTGAATTGTTTACAGCGTCGTCTACTGTTATTGTTTGCAGGGCAGTAAAAGTGTTTGAAGATACAAGCTGAGCGTATTTGGTGGTCAGCAGCGAACCGCCTTCTGAGATCGTGCTAGAAGCGGTGACAGTCGTAAATGCGCCAGTTGATGCCACACCTGAACCAATAGCGCCGGGGGAAGCAAAGGTAGCTCCGGATAGTGTGGAAGCATTGAGATTAGGTACATTAGTAGTGCTGGTAATGACGAATGGCGCAGTACCTATTGCTAGTGTACTAGTGATCTGGCCAGAAGCAGAAATGGTGGTTGCTTTTATAGTGGATGCGGTTGTGGCGCCAATTGTTGCGTTATCAATTGTACCACCTGAAATAACAGGACTTGTTAACGATTTGTTCGTCAAAGTGTCTGGAGTTGCACGTCCTACAAATGTGTCGGTTGCGGCTTGCAGTATCCATGCGCCCGAAGCTATGGCTGGCGCAAGGATAGCGGTAGCGCCGGACGTTGAACCGTTAAGAGAAATACCGCCTGAGAACGTCCATAGTCCTAATGGGCTGACGTTCAATGTTGCGTTTAGAACCGATGAACCGTTACCATAAGTCATCGTCAAATAATCGGAATAAGACGATGCACCGCCTGAAGTTTGAGCAGGGATGTGCAGGCCGCCCCCTGTAAGATTAAGGTCGCCTATAGTGTCAACTTGCAGTGAAGTGCTTTTAGATACTCCGCCACTGGTATTGTAACCAAATTGCACATATTGAGAATACGAACCTGTAGTTGGTGCTGGGTTCCCATCAAGCGCACCAGCAAGTAGAGCGATGCTCCCTGCACCTGCTTGTGATAAAAAACCTATATCCCACGGGATAGAGTTAGTCATGACCACGCCGGAAGCGCTGCCAGTCGCCGCTTGTGACATAACCATTGTTGCCGCGCCGACGTTAACCGAAACCACATAGGTTTTTGCGGGGATGCCAGCACCTGAAACTGGGCCATTAACAACGATGCTGGCTGCGTTTGTGAGTGCGCTTACGGTCGTTGTGCCATTGGTTGTTCCTGTCCAATAATGGACTTGAGCCATATTTCCAACAACATAGCCGAGTGATTGCGCTGGCTGCACCCAAGAGTTGCCAGCGAGTTGACGCCCGACGACTGTCGTGTCATCGTGATAGACGTAGAAATCCATCTCCGTACCGATCAACTCTCGGAACGTTGCGCTGGAATAGTAATGACCCGGAGTGTGATCGTCTGCAATCGCGCCATTGCCAAACCAGCCAGCGGAGGTGCTACTTGACGAGATGCCTTGGCCTTCAACGGTTACTGCACCGAAGTAGTTAACACCTAGTCCACCGTTACCGGGTGATATGTTATTAGCGTGAACACGCAAATAGGACGCATAGCCGTTCGCTTGAAGCTTGGTGCTACCAAGCGGGAGGTCTGTGATACTAGTGACACCATCAATACTTGTGTAGTTTGAGAAGATACCGAGTATAACATCACTTGCGTTGAATAAAGAGGTATTAGTAAAGACTGGAGTTAGGGTCAGAGCAGAGCCTGTCAAAACAGCGGCTGCTAGTGCGTCTAGTTGGTCTTTTCTAACCGGCTCTGTAGCAGTAGTAGGAACAGGAAGATTGATAATCTTAAAACTATTCATATCCAAGAAAGCCTGCATCTGGTTTGGAGCGGAGCCGTCACGGGATAGAGTGTTGTTTAAAGCAGCGATTAAAGCAGCATTATTCGCATTCGTATTAGATACGATGGTAGATGCCTGAGTATTACTCAGATTAAGTAATGAGATTTTATCTGCCAACTGATTATGCTAACTTGGTAATGTTGACTTGTGAATAGATTTCAGGTCTTCCGTCAGTAGCAGGAGAACCACCTGCATACCCAGCAGATGATTGCATCCTTAATTCAAAGGTCTTTGCAGAAGCGATAGTAACGACTCCTGAACCGTTGGTAATCAGAGTACCTTGATTAGAACCAGAGATATTATAATAAATAGCCCACGTAACTGTGTTACCCGGCATGATGTCTGCAGAGTCTGTGATATTACGAATATATGATCTAGCGTTAGCCGCAAGGCCAGATGATGCAAAAGCAGACCAGAAATCCATGTAATAAGTCCCAGCACCTAATGTAAACTGGTTACTAGATAGACTTGCAATGGTATTATAGTTTAATGCTAGATTATTTAGATTTCTTGTATTAACACCAGTAGTTAGAGTTTGTGGGGCAGTGCCAGTTGTCTTTTGATCTTGGATGATTACATGTGGTCCTGCACGGAAGTCAGTATAGGTCAATGCTCTCCAAGTCCCAGAACCAGAGCCGTTGGCGACATAAATAAACCCAAGGCTTGCGCTTTCGACGCCCTTGGGTTCGTGATTTTCTGATCCGGTGATAGTTGCGTGAGAGACTGTCATACTGGTATCCTAGAATAAGATTAATGAAAGAAGAGGGATGGCCCTTGAATAAACCAGAGGGGCCATCCGTATTAGTGTATACTGTTAAGGGTGGGTAAATCCAATGCGAATTGAGATACTACCTGCGGTAAACGCAGCGGTATCGTACTTCGCGGTTAGATAGCAGACAGCCGTATCCGAGGCTGGAAGGCCAAGGTAAGCGCCTGCGCCGGTTACACCAACCTGATAGCGCTTGATCGTACCAGCAGTTGCCCAATCGGATAACGGAGCAGCGGCTAGAACACCAGTCGCGGAGAGTAGTGTACTCTGGTCTGTTTGCATCAAACCAACGGTCAGAGTAGCACCCGTACCGGTAATCGTTGCACCGTAAGTGTTAACTACGTCAACCCATTCTAGACGGGAAGATTTACCGATGTAAGCATTTTGATCTAAGATTACAGCAGTCGTAGTAAGTACGGTTAAGTCAGGGATGCGTACTTCAAGAATACGCACGTTACCCGCTTGTTCACCGACTTCACCGGCTTGACCGGCTACGCCTTCACTTGTGCCAAATTTAACGGCAAGGCCATCTGAGTTCAGCCAAACTGAGTTTGTCATAAGATTATCTCCTTTCCATTAAACCTGAGTCGTGTCAGTAAGCACACACACCATGTTTTCAGGGCGGAAGAGCTTAAAGTCATAACGACAGGTGGTTACATATTCTTCACGCTGCAAGTCTTTCTCATATTCTGAGTCAACTTGAGGCGGCTGACGCATACAACCTACGATAGGCAGTATGGTTGAGTCAGCAGAGAAGAAGAGGTTATTAGCAGAGTTGATCGGAGCTACTACAGAGTTAATAGTTTCTGAAGCGGCGTTAGGGTAGAGGTTGTTGGAAACGTAGATATCAAAACCGTAGATGTTACGTGAGAAACGCATACCATCGGATAGACCGGTCGTGACAATACCCTGCCATTGTGGGTTGTTGATTACGTTCGTGATATTAGCCAGAGTATTAAGCGCGTACTCGACTGAAGGATCAACGATTGCAATACGGTTAGACTCAGGAACGTTGGCTTTATCCAAAGCGTATTTAGCCTTAGCAAAGTCACCAACGGTGATAACTTGGTTAGTACCAGCACCTACCCAACGATGTGATGCACCGTTAATAGCGTTCAAGCTAGCGTTAGTCTGGGCCAAAGGACCAGTAGCCAGCATGTCTACTTCCATTACCTTACCAATAGCACGAGCTTGTTTAGGCACGAACTGAGAGATAAGACGATTGGTGTAGTAGCTGTCCTGCTTCATTTTATTAGTAATGAAAGTAGCAGAACTCTTATACTTACCAACGGTAAACGTAAAGTTACCGGTATCCATTGCCTGATAGCGAACTACTTCGCCTTCAGTGTAGTTCAAAGTTTCCATTTGACCGATGGATGGGATGTTAATCGTATCACCATCTGGGAAATCAGTCAACCAGTCTACCCATTGCATTGCAATGAGTTTGTCCAGCAGCACTTCTTTTAACTCTGTGCTCCAGAGATTAGAACGGACGAGATGTTCGTTCGTGTTATATGAAAAACCTGACATAGTGAGGTTTTACTCCTTTGTTGCGTTGTTACTAGTTATTGTAAAACGCTTCACCATAAGTCCCAGCAGCTTTGTGTCGCTTCTGAGTCTCTGGAACGGAGTGGTACTGTTTCGGATTTGTATCTCGCATAGCCTTCCAATAGGAGTATTTAGCTTCTGGAGGGAGGTTACTACTAGATGCTCGGTTGAGTCCTGCGGAATTAATACCAGTCGGTGATGGGACAAATAAGTTGTCCTGAACCTTCTGCTTGCCTGTCTCACCTTGTGTTACAAGGGTTAACAAGACCTTGGGAGTCGTCCTAGCGGCTTGAGTGATCCAATCTTCGGATACACCAAGCTCTTTAGCTTTAGCCTGCAATACTGCTGGGTATTCATTACCCCAGAGTCCGGTTAAAGCTTCTCGTACAGTATCTACGTTCCTTTTTGCTTCAGCTTCTGTAGACAGTGATGTTACAGCTTCTGAAACACTTCGTTTGATGAGAGCGTCGATTTGTTCGGGTTTTAGTAACGGAGCATCTCCTTGGTCTCCAGCAGCGAGGTTACCCGCATTAGGCAGATTTGGTGATTGGTTACTTTCCTTAAGCTTTTGTAGAAGCTCTTCGGTTGTCATACGCTTATTGAGGTCATCGCGTAATGCTTGTGCGTCGGTCTGAACGCGGTTAATGTGCACGTCTTTTTCTAGGAGTGCCCTAGCTGCGTCTTTAACGGTGGCATACTTCTTGCCTTCTCCGATAAGGTCAGCAGAGTAGTCTTTCGTCGGGTCAATATCTAGTACTGTCGTACCGGGTACTGATTTAAAGAGTCCATCGGTCATGGTTAGTTTCCTTTAGTAGTGTGGTTAGTGTTCTCGAAATCGAAAAGTCCTTCGATCTCTTTAATCATAGAGCGCTTACCATTAGCGTAAGCTTGCTTAAACATATAACCTTCATTGTAGAATTCAGGCTTAGCTTCGTCTCTTTCTAGAGACTCTTTCATAGAGTCTAGAAGTTCTAAGAAGCGATCTACCAGAACCCTAGAGTTTACTATAGAGTCTTGAAAGTCTTTTTTCTTCTTAAGGTCTTTATGGTGCTCTGGTCGGAGCCATACAGTTTTCATACTGAGTTAAGCTGCAGGTGTTACTGGAGCAGGAGCTGCAAGAGTATTAGCAGCGATAGTGTTAACAACTGCAAGAGTTGTATTAGTCTGACCGAGTTGTGCTACTAGAGTATTAACTGTCGCCTGTTGAACAGCAGGGTCGGCTACAGGATTAGCTAAAGTATCAGTTAACTGTTTAGCAAGGTTTACAACTTTAGCGGTCAAACCTGCGATATACAACTCTACAGACTTAACGATATCAGTACACTCTTGTACAGCGGCTTCGAGGGTAATTTCTACTTCATCCATAGTTTCATTCTCCATTTCAAGGGTCTCTTGTTTAGTATTATCTTTAAATAGTTTATTCCAAAACATAGTTGTTATTGTCCTACTCCATAGGGTGCAGTACTATCTCGGTTAGGCTTAGTAGGAGACGGGAAGTTCAGCCCACCACCGGGTTTAGCTCCGGCTAGTGTAGGTGTTGCTCCTGATCCCGATTGAGCACGTGCACCGGGAGGCGCTCCAGCAACTCCGGGAGACACATCATCAGGGGAAACACCAGAGGGAGTTTGACCTTCCATGGCTACTTGTTCCTGAGCAGCTTGTTGTAGCCGTTGCATATCAGCAATTTCTGATACTTGGATATAAGGCTGAACGACTTTATAGTCTTCGATTTGGAAGAACTCTTCAATCATCGTAGCCATAGCAATACCAGAGAAGTGAACACGGACTGTTGGGTCTTGATACATAGCAGAGTTAACAAAGGTGTTAAGATTTTGTAGTACTTCAGCCTGTTCAGCAAAGTGTCTAGCGGCTAGTGGATACAACCTACCTACACCGGTTATGTCTTCTGGGGTTAAAGATTTAAACGTCTCTAAAGATAGTGAGTCATCCCAGACAGAAATCTGAGTATCGTCCATATTCCTTCGAGCCATTTCAAGCATACCGTTGAGTAGAGGTTCTAGGACAAACTCTTCAAACTGTGAAATCTTGTTCTGGAAGACTCGGTTATAGGCATTCTCAATACTCTGTACTTCGTACATTGTCTTTTCACCGGGGTTACGGAAGCCCATAGACTCCTTCGGAGAACCTGCCATTGCTTCCATAGTATCAGTGTAAGTTTTAATAGCTGTGTCTAGTTGGAGTACTTCATAGGGTGGTGCGATCATCTCTACATCGCCGTCATCACCGCAGATAATCCTCTCCATAGGCTGCCACTCGAAGTCTTCGACATAACCTTTGATTTTAAGTAGTGGGTAGCCGATTAAATCTAGAACGTCCGCTTTAAGGTTTTCGAGATGGTCAACGCGATACTGCATACCGACAAGATTAGACAAAGGACCCATAGCCCAAAGATTGTCCTGTCGTACGCGCCAACCGGCGTGATAGATGGGAGCAGTACCAAAATAGCTAGGATTAGGGTCTTGAGAAATAACTTTGTGCCTATCCGCGACGATGAACTTGAAGTTCTTGTAGTTAATGTCAGCCTGTTGGTCATAGAAGTCTCCGTAGAAATACAGTAGCTCAACGTAACCCGAACCAAGATATGCTTGGTAGGATGTGAAACCATCCATCTTAAGGTAAGCATCTTTCTGAGAGACAGAAGCAGGAGTTAACGTAGCTGAGTTGCCACGAATGTCCTTCATATAAGTCCAGAGAGCATCAATAGTCTCTTTAGTCTCATCAGTCGTCAACGCCTCAAGCATTGACTTGACTTCACCCATAGTAACGAGTACTCTTATGATCTTAGGAGAGTCTGTAAAGTTACTGGCGATAGGGTTGAATACGATATCAAGCGGTGCTACACGCTTAGCTGTAGGCCCGACGTAGCCTAGTTTTAGGACAGTATCGCTGCCCTTCTGAGGGACTTCCATACGATTGTCTACCCATTCAGGCATGACAATACAGTTGCCATCGTCTACGTAATCTGTTAACGCTTTCCTAACCTCCTTCTTGAAATTAGGATTTGAGATAACAAGCTCCATGTATCCTTCGATAGCTTGGCGCTTCGCTTTCATATTGGATTTTTCGTCGCCACCCTTCCAGAACAGCCACTTACGTTTTGGAAACAAAGAAGCTTCGTAGTTAGCGATGAGGTTATCACGTATCTGGGTTAGCTTAGGAGTAGTAGTCTTGTTCTTCCAAGGTAGGGTAGAGTTACTAGTCTGCGTTGTATCTCTGGCGAAGACATATTGACGCACTTCTTTAGACTGGTCTTTCCACTCTTGTCTGAGGGTATCCCATTCTTGGAACTTATTAGCGATAGCCATCCCGATTGTGTCGGGAGTCAATATCGTTGAGATGTCTACGCTTGTGCCAGCCAAAAGTTAAATCCTTAAGCGCCTTGATAGGCTGCAGCTTGATTGAGTCTGTCTTGAAGAGGCTTAAAAGCAGGAGCAGGAGGTTTAAGTGCGGCTGAAGCTAAAGTGTCACTATTATAAGCGGGCGCTAAGTGAATATTCTTAGTAGCATCGGTTTGCCCTGAATAGGCTGGAGCTTGGTGACTAGAGTCTGATGGGTTATTTGACATAGTTAAGTTATTCCTCCAAAGCGATTTTCTTGATATGTTTTAGGGTTATTCAACCCCTGTGTGCTCTTACCAGAGTTACCACTAGGAGCTACTGCGAATGAGATACACGACGCGAGAGCGTCTTTAACGTCATCGTGTGGTGGGTTGTCTAGGACTAGTTCATCTTCGAGGACCTGACAGTTACCACCGCGATAGTGAAACATCTGCCGGTTCTCGTATCTGTGTTGAAGGATAGCTTTTATCCGCTCTTCCTTCCGTCCTTCATTCCTTGTAGGTCTGTAGTCTTCTACAGTTAGTATTAACCCGTGAGGTTTGATGTAGTTCTCTCGGATGTCTTTAACGATAGTGTCCTGAGCGGTTGTTACTTCAGCTCGTAGTTTACGGAAGTCCCACTTCTGATGGAGGGCAAGGATTTGAGTGAAGTACTCTGAGATACGGTCTGTTTTAAATCGGGATATGTCTAGGACATAGTAGTTATGGTAGGCATCTACCCCAATGACTACGATACTAGTGTAATCTGCTTTCTTATTCAGGGAAAATGCAAAGTCGATACTAGCGAATACATTAAGCCTATTGCCTTTGTAATACCATTTACCACCATCTCGTCGTATGTGGTTCTTTTCATAATACTGAAAATGATCCCGCTTAATACTAGAAGAACTAACATCGTTAGGATCATTATAGTATTGAGCGCGGAATTGAGTCTTATCAAGGTACTGTGCTCGCTTTCGGGCCAAAATCTTTTGATCGAAACCAAACCACTTACCGTCTGGAGTGACTTGGCGAGGCCAGATATACTCGCCTGAGCCGTCACCTGCAGACTCAACTTGACGTTCGAATAACTCGTATAGAGAGTACTTCTCAGTAGACTCACCTTCTTCATTGACTTCCTCGACTTCCATTCCCTGCATCTTGGAGTACAGATCGTTTGGATGGTAGCGTGTTCCTACGGCAATCTCTTCGCCTTCAGCACCTTCAATAGACGAAAGCAATGAGTATTGTTCTATGACCTTCTTCCGACCTTCTTCGTTATAGGCGTTCTCACGAACTACAACGTCATCTAGGAGGCTGGTATCACAGTGCATACCGGTAATCGTAGTGGTCAAACCAGCAGTAAAGATGGTCGGGTCGCGGATCAAGTCCGCTTTCCTCTGAGGATGGTCTACCGAGATTTCAGTCTCAGTCCACTTCTCTCTGTCACTCTCGTTAGGGTTGATTAGCTCCGGCCAGTAATACCGGACACGGTTAGAAGTCAGAATGTCTTTAATAAACTTTAACTGCTTAATAGCTAGGTTGGCAGTACTGCTGATATACAGTATTCGGATACTAGGGTTACGGACTACCTTCCAAGCGGCTAGATAGCCTAGCATGGCTGATTTCTGGTGGTCCCGTGGTAGGAGGACTAGCTGATGGGACTTATGATCCTGTCTAGTAAGCCATAGGAGCAGTTCCTGATGCACTGAGCCTAACAAGCGGTTAGGGTGCACTAAGCGTATGAAAGTCTCTAGGCTGGCCTCTGCGGCCTCTCTAATGGCATCTTTCTTGTTCTTATTGTCTGAAGCCATTAGATTTAAGAGAATACTCGGTTGTGGTCATCGGCGAGTGATTGATCTTCCTTAGCGATCTCTTTAACTGCTAATGCGATCTCATCGTTAGAAGGTCTGCCTCTGCCCGGACCTTTAGACTTTTTACCGTCCTGAAGATCTAGGTTCCCGTTCAAAATTAATTTGTTAGCCTCGAAATAGTTCTTATCTTGAGGATTAGTTGAGACAGACTTTATAGCTTGGACTGCTCTTGAGCGTAGCTTAAGTCTTAGTTCATTACGCCACCGGTAGATGTGGGGTTTAAACCACTCACATTGGCATAGTATTTTAAAGTGTTCGTAGGACTCGAAGTATTGGTTAGCGAAGTCAAACTCTAAAGTGTCCTCTAGGTCTAGATACCTCTGGTATAGGGAGATATAAGTCTCACCGTTATAGCTGTGGTCGAAGTCCTTAAGCGTGTATATGCAGGTGGACTTGTCGTTTACCAGCGGACACATTTCAAAGAAGAGTCTCTTGGTATAAAGCTGGTTATTACTATTCTTAAAGATTGGGGTAGGGGTTGCCAAAGAAGGGTCCATTCTTGGTTAAACAAAGTAAATTAAACAAAATAAATATCTCTATAGTATACTATAGTATATACTTAAGGGAC